CAGCCGTGTCTTGATCTGAAACTCTGTCATCTGAAAGAAATAAATATCTATCATCAACCCCGTCTTCTCCTGAAATAGAATCAGCGTCAGAATAAATATCTGTTGTGTCGGCGCCTGCGCTGTCCTTATGCTTGAAAACAACGACATTTCTTGTCGGTTCCATTCCCTTGTCTGTATCAATCGAAGCAATATGCTTTTTGTGAATGAATGTATGCGTTGCAGTGAGAGGCTTTGCCTTTAGGTAAATGATATTGTCGGCATCAATATAAAAATACCAACCTGCCGGCGCTGCTTGTTGGCATTGGTTTAAAACATCAATAAAATACTTCATATCAAAAGTATATTTTAGCGTGTTTCCGGTATCGTCAATCGAATCAGCAGTGTAATTTACAATCGGGTTTGTTGCATTTGCCCTGTAATAATCAATCGCTTTTTTGAAAACATCAGCTACTTCGGCTGTTTGTTCTTCATCTTGAGTTCCTAACCCGTTTGCGGTAGAAGTCCTTAATAAAAATGTTGTAGCATCTGATCTTAAACCAGAAGTAGCCAATTTTGAATTACCACCAAGAGCAATAAACTGAACTTTTTCTTTCGTTCCTGATTTGCTGATCTTGTATTTTGACATCACACCATTATAAATTATCTTTCCCAAAGAACCGGTGTCGCCATCTGAAACATAAATTTCAATTCGATTATTCGCTTTTACAACATATCCTTCGTCAAAATCCTCAAATCTTCGGGGAATTGTAACTGTAATTTGACCTAATCCGCTATTTATCTGCTTTGGAATTTTATCAAAATCAAAATCTTTCGTTCCGTATGAGATTATGAACGCCCCGCTTTCGCCAGGTTCGTAAATTTTGAGTAGATAATCCTTGTCCATTAAATAAATCTCTTTACATAATCAAAGAATAAATCAATATCCTGCGAACCGCTCATTGCTGTCAGAGAAGTTTTAAACAAAATATCTTCTGCAACTGATTCGGTATAAGCGCCTCCACCATTTGTTGATATTTTTAACTTTCCTGCGGGATAAATATCGCCTCGCTTGCTTCTAATGTAATATCCATTGCTTGCATCAACTCCGGCTGCGGAAACTACTATCCAATACTTTGTGCCTAATGTTTCAGCCAATGCCGTTGCTAATCCAGCCAAAGCCCAACCGAATTGATCTGTTGAGATATTACCGGCTGTTATTGTGGCTGATTTTAGTTCTGTATTCGGCGCATCTCCGCTATCAGAATAAATTTTGAGGGTAACATCGCCAGGTGTGCCGAATTTTCTCAATTCAAGTAAAACTCCAAACATATCATCATTTACGCCAGATATATAACTCTGCGCAACTCTATGATTTGTGTTTGCCAAAATACGGGCGGACTTGCAGTTGATTGACCAAGAATCAATCGAAGGTTCGAGATAAGCAGTTCCGGCAAGAACGGCTTTAATCATTAAACCGCTTCCGATTGTTGTGAATGTTTTTTCTACATCTAGAGTTATCGCTTGCCAATTTGAACCCCCGTCTATCGAGGCATAATATGTTATTGAGCAACCTGTCGGGACTGTCTGAACGGCGCTTAAAGTCAAAGAAATTATCCCGAATCCGTCAAAGGCATCTATGCTTGCAATGATATCGCCAGAAGTTAGGCATAGGTGAGAAGTTTTCATAACTTTGCTTATAAAAGTATATTGGTATCTATCCCAAACACCGAAAAATAAATTACCTCCGGCTGCGTTTTTAATTGCTGATGCCGTAACGCCATATTGATAACTGAATTCCTCAAACATTTGAACGGCTGCCGAAACTGTCGAAGTGTCCCAAGTTCTCAAATATGTTTTTGCTGTAAATTCCCCTGTTTGAACATTGAAAATAATATAAAATTTACCTGAATCATAAATGACATCAAAAGAAGCGCCTGCACCACTAAACAAATCTACTGGAGAACCGAAAGCAGTGCCATTCCAAGTCATAGCGTAGATATGACCGCTAGAATAATAAAAATAATAACAACCTAATGCTGATTCTGCTAATTTACCGATATAACTAGTAGTTGCAGGAGTTGACCAACTTGTTCCGTTGTATTCTTTAATATTTGCCATTTTATCCTTTCCCGCTATCGTAAGTTGAAATTACTACTAATTTTCCATCTCTAATAAACATTCCATTGATAGAAGTATCGCCACCATAACCATTATTTGACCAAGAAGCACCACCGTCAGTTGATTTAGCTAAAATATCATAAATTGAACCACCACCGGCATTATAATTGAACGCTACGAATATTCTTCCAGAACTATCAACAACCACCAATGAAGGACCCGCAGCATTACCAGGCGTCACAACTAAACTGTAAAAATTTCCGGCTGTTTCGCTTCCTACTGACCAAGTTTTTGTTCCTGAATTATATGTTAATTTTTTATATCTCCCGTAAAAAACTCCCGACACATAAGTTCTGTAAACGATATGGATATCATTGTTTGTATCAATAAAATGCCTAGCGTGATAATACTGATCCATTGTGCTTATTAAAGTTGTATAGGCATCAACTGTTCCGGCTAAATTTGTCCAAATGATACCGCCATCAATTGATTTTTGAATATATAAAGTTCCGCCTCCTTGAGAAGTGCCACTTGCGGGAACTAATCTGTATAATACGCCATCAGTAGCAGCGCCTACGGCTGTCATTTCATTAACTAATCCGGTTGAAGGAATTGTCTTTGGTCTAAAACCTAAATCAGCCACCCCGTCAGTTCCCCAATATCCCGTAGTTGAAGCATCTCTATTTGTTGTAGCCGTAAATGCTTCTGTTTCTGTGTCGGCGCTTTCATCGGATACGCTTTGGTCAAGAATTGACTTGTAAATCTTGAAGCAAAAATCAGAATTAGGAACGGCAACCCAATCATTGTATTTTCGCATCGCTTCGCCATCAGCATAAGGATTTTTATTTGAACAAAACCAATTATAATAATTGTCTTCGTCTGAATCCGGAGCTGTAGCAACTAACCAATATTTAGTTTCGAGAGCAAGAACCGGCTTTGTGTTATAGCCGTAAAGTTCATAAATCCAAGAAGCCAAATCGTGAACGCTGTCATTATCAATCGTTATTTCAGAATCATCTACTGTTGTCCCGCTTGGAGCGGTTGAATCGTCAGTTTCTATTCTTAAGCTGATATCGCCAGGAGCGCCTATCTTTTGGAGCAGAAGCGCTAAACGAGGAAGAATATTGCTGTTGGTATCGTCTGTTGTGAATGATTGAGCTAATTCAATCTGACCATAAAAAGATTTCTTATTTACATTTTCAGTTTGATAATACTGCAAAACTGTTTCATTCGGAGAGTAGAAATTGATTAGAACATCGTTTAATCCAACAATAAAGTCAGGGAAAACACCCGTGAAGTCAATATCATCTCCGTTTTTACTTACTCTCAAGTTTTCAGTATCAATAACGAAAACATCACCGTCCGCAATTGCATCATCGCTTATTTTTATTTCTTGACCGGTTGTGGCATTGATAATTTCAATTTCAGTCATTCCGTTGGCTGTTGCAATTTCTATTCTCAACTTTGGCTTTGGTTTTGCTGTCCCCGCAAATGTTATTGATTGAGAAAATAGATCGTTTCCAAATCCTTCGGAAGTGTGCGCATTTGTTTTAATCAATGCGCCGGCTGAATCTGAATCTAGTCCGAAAGGAGGATTTGAAGCGACATATCCGATCTGATAAACACAATCACCGCAATAATCATCGTCCCGTGTGATCGTGCAAGAAGAAGGATAAACAATAAATGTGCGGAAAACATCGCCAATCGGGACTATCAGTTTGCCCCCTTCGGCAAGGGCATTGAGTTTTAATTCATCAATCGCATCCTGTAATTCTTCATAGGTATCAAATGCTAATTTTCCGGTAACAACAATTTTTTTAGGAGTAAAATTGCTATTTACAACAACGCTATCGTCAGAACCTGCGACTTCGACAATATCGTTTTTCTTATCTGTGCTTTCATCGTGTCCGGTTCTTTCAATAAAATTCCATTCTGCTGAATCGAATTCATAAGAATTATATTTTAAATTAGCCATTGAATACTCCTTGATCTGCTAACTCGATTCCTCTGTTGATGTCCATTCCGATTTTTTCGAGTGTTTTGCCTTCAGTATTATTTATTTTATCTATATTTATATTGATATTTTTAGTTTGAGTGTTGCCTCCGCTATTCAAAATGCTTTTCGTATCGCCTGTGTTATAAACATTTGAACCTCTAGGCAAAGCGACTAATTCGGGACCGTTTTCGCCAACCATTGCTAGACCTCCGGCAAAGTTTCTTACACCGGTTGCAAAGCCAGGTATGCCAAGTTTTTTTAGAACGGAAGTGCCGACACTTTTTACTTTATCGAAATTGGCGATCAAATCTTTTACAGCGCTGATAACTGCACCGATTGGACCTAAAAACGCTCTGAAAGCATCGCTAGTATTCCATATCCAAGTGCCGATAGCTTTGAATTTATCAATTATCCAAGTCGCTGCTTCAACAAGATTTGAAAAACCAACTACGAGCATTTTAATAAATTGAGCGAATCTAATAATTGCGGCAATTAAAACTACTCCGATAACTTCGCCTAAGAATTTTAGAACCGGCAACAAGATAGGACCTACTTCTGTCCAAAGATCACGCAATGCCGGCAATAATTGATCTCTAATGACAACCCAAACAGAATTTATTGAAGGATAAATGAAATTAGTCCAAATTGAATATAGAGTTTCAAGAACCGGTCTTAAAACATTGATTGTTTCCGTTACTCCGCCAAAGTGCTGTATCAATTGCTGAATTAACAGCCCTAGCGCAGCTCCGGCAACAAGGAAGGGTATAAGTGGTGCCATAACCGCCCAAACGCCCGTAGCCATACCGTAGAGAGCCGGTGTGATGCCTCCTAGAATTATACCTGCTATAACATAGCCGTTATCAAGAATCCATTGTAATTTTTCATTGAGTAGTTTCATCGCACCTTCGGGACCGCCGATTGATTGAAACCAAGCATCAAAAG